TTTCCAGCTAAAATATCCGCAGTTACTTGTCGAGTAAGTAACTCAAATAGCAACCCAGTGTTTCTAAACTTAGAATGTTTTGCTTTATACATAATAATGTCTATTCCGTTATTTTATAAATATAGAGAAAAATGTGTAAAATTGATTTAAATACGATATTTATCTAACTTTAGTCAATTATATTAGATTCATCCAAAAATGATTTCTTTTTTGAATCTATATTTTCATTTAAAATTGATTTTGTACCATCTCCACGAAGATGCATATCCAATCCTTCAAAACTCAAAGGACTATTATTTTTGTATGCATGTGAAATAGGATGTTTTGTTGTTGTTTTATTTGAACGGCGAGTGTTTTCTTTACTACCCAATGGATCTTCTCCAAATGGATAATTTGATGCTTTTTTACGACCTGTTTGATCTCGTTCTTTTAATGGAGCTTCTCCTGCACCTGTTGGTGGTGCCGGTGTTTCTGCTGGTGCTGCTTCTGGTTCTGCTGCGCCGAGTTCAGGGGTTGCGCCAGCGTCTCCTTCTTCACCAGCATTAATTTTATTATATGGTTTTGCTGGATCAATACCTTCTTCTTCAATCTTCTTCAAACGATATGCTTGTTTTGCATCTTCAACAATATCATTGTTAATAGTGTCAATATCATCTTCACTGGTATTGAAGACAGTAGTATGAATCCATTTACGACTATAAATTTTGGCATCAATCATTTCTTTTGCCAAACTGGTTTTTTCTTGCCAGACACTAACCTTTTCTTTTTCAAAAATAGTCGATGGATTTGTTAATTCCAAACTAAAATCAACCAATTCTGCATCGCGATAACCTTGTGAATACAAATGAACAATTGCAATTTTTGTTAATTCACTAACAATAAATTTTTGAACACGTTGAACGGTACGTGCAAAACGAACGTCTTCTGCTGCTAATGTAGCTTTGCCGCTCAAATCTTCTTCATATCCCAAAAATGCCTTTGGAATCTTTAATGCAGCCATCATTTTGTTGCGAAGATATTCAATATCATCAATACCTGTAAATTCCATGCCACTCAATGGCTCAATGCTGGTTCCACTATCACTGCCACGAACAGGCAAATAAATATCTTCAACCATGTTCCACAAATTGAAACGAAGATTGTAGTCACCTGTTTTTTCATCAATATAAGGAACTTTTTTTGTTTTATTGATCAATTTTTCCATATATTGATCAACTTCGTTTGGTGGAATATTACCAATGTCAACCTTGTAAATACGCTTTTCAGGTGCTCGCACCTTCAATAATACCTTTTCCGTAAGGTAAGAAATTGCTATCGCTCAACAAACGAAAATGTGCAACCTGATAATTTTCTAATTCTTCAATTTTTCCACCTTCTGGTAAATTTACTTGAAATTTAATATAATTTTTATTATTTAAATCGCTATTTTCTACACGGGTAACGTTGTAGCTACTAATTGGTTCAACCATGTAAACGCCAAATTCTGGACTTACATACATTTTCAAGTAAAAATCACCATATTTGACCAAATTACGAGTCCAACTCCACAAATTAAATTCAATATTTAAAATGTCATAAAACAAATTATGAAGAATTTGTTTGACGTTATCATTGGTGCTACGAATTGTTAGCATATCGCCCAATTCGTTTTGCGTTAAACACTCATCTGCATAAATATCTAATGCACTACTGATAATAGGGTCCATATCCATTGTGTCGTAATCACGAAACAATTCAATACGAGCCGCTTGATAACTCAATGTGAAATCACGGCTATATTGATTATAAGCACTTGTGCGAATACGATTGAAACGATCACGTAAGGTATTACGATCTGTCGCGTATGCTAATTCGTCGGTGTCTACTACTTTCAGTTTTTTACCACCAATATTACGAACAATTACGTCGGTGCTAAATAATCTTCTTAATTTTGAAAACAACGAACGTTGTTTCAACTCTTTGAATTCATCTGTAGGCATATTTGTATATATATCTTATAATAACCAATTTAAAGACTCTTTTTTATCATTACCAGTTTTTCCGATATTCATTTCCCATGCTTGTTGAGCAGTTAAATTACCAGTTTTATAAATTGGATCTGCATTTCCAAGCTTGTTGATGTTGTTTATCAAACTCTTAGTAATATCAACACCCTGTTGACGTAATTTTAATGCAGTATCACGCACCCACATACCAATACTAAATGACATAACCAGATCGTCGTGATATTTTGGCAACGCTTCTGGTTTGTTACCATTCCAAATAAATGTTCTCAATTCATTTACCAATCTTGCTGAACGAACTTCAATGCTACGTTCTCTAAAATACATTTCCAAACGAGATACAATCAACGGACGAGTCTTCATTGTTGTCGTAAATCCCGGCACCATCTTCTTTTCCATAGCATTAAACTTGTTTGATATCTGACGTTCAATATCTACATATTGAAGATCGGCACTGCTATAAAATGTATTAGGATAGCCACGGTCAATAATTTGCTGTAATACTGCCCATCCGATATTTGCATTTTCAACAACTAATAATGCATTGTTATATTCGGTCGCAACGCTAACCAACATATTACCGTAATCTTTAGTATTAATTTGACCTTGATATTCGGCAACTTGCGTGAAACTTTCAATATCAATTACATGAAATGCGCTATAATCTGCACCATCTCCACGCGCAACGTCGGCACAAACAATATAACTACGACTATAATCTGGATATTCCCAAATCCAATAACTTTTATCAATACCCCGCATTTCTATCGGATCTTTAACCTTTTCATTTTTGTAAAAATCTAATGTAGGAATATCAATTACAGTGTTACCGGTAGTACTAAAATCACAATCACATTCTTGTGCAGATCCTTTTACACCACTCAAAGCTGTTTGTTGGTCGCGCCATTTTTGATCACGCTCCGGATGTAAATGCCACGGCAACTTAATTGTATGAAAATTGTTTTTCTTTGCTTCAGCGTCAACCCATGTATTATGAAAGAAATTACCAACTCCGTTTGGTGTACTCAAAACAATTGCACGACCACCTGTACTCAATGTGTATTGAGCAGACAACCAAATTTCTTCGATATTATCAATAAATGCAGCTTCGTCAATAATTAGTAATGACAATGCCGCCGAACGTCCTGCTGTACCTGCACTACTTTCTGCCTTGATTGTACTACCATTTTTTAATACTAGAGAAAGACGATTGTTTTCAACAACGGGCACTTTTAACCAAACGGGTAAATTATCATTGGCAAATCGAACACGGGTAACAATTTCTTTACTTGTTTCTTGTGTAATACTAATACAGCGAATATTTTTATCTGTATGAAATACCATCAGCCACAAACTATATGCGGCAACCAATGTGCTAATACCCATTTGACGACTTTTTAAAATGATATTAAAATCATTTTCTACCAATCCACTTAATGTTTCTTCTTGAAAAGGATACAAATCAAAATTAATTGTGCCACGAATTGGATGTTGAATCTTTACATATTTCTTCATGAAATATATCGGATCAACCAAACATTTTTTATACTCTTCTTTGATTATTTCTTTTAATGATTTTTCAGCCATTTTGCAATTTCTCCTCTTTTTCCTGTATCTTTTTCAATGTTAATTTATTAATATTTGGATCAAGCGCAACGTTATAATTTAATTTAACTAATTCGCTTTCTGCTAATGCGATTCCACTATTGACTTTATCAAGATCTTCTTTCAAATCTTTCAATACAAGTTCGCGTCTATCTGTGTCATCTACCCAAATTTCATTGCTACCATCTTCATTGAAAAATTGAGGATCTTTTGTTTGTGGTGTATAATTTTCAAGGTAATTTATGCTATCAACAATCTTTGATTTGAAATCTTTCATCATTGATAATTCATTGTTAATTACTTTAAATTTTTCATAGTCATTGTAAATTCCACGACTTTTTAAGATTGCTTCAAATTCAATATTGCATTCATAGCATCGTTGAGTCTTCGGATATATTTTCTGATCAAGATAATTTCCCCATTTCATATCTGCGTTACAAACCGTGCAGCGTTGTTCAAAAACATACTGTGCTTTTTTGCTTACACGTTTCTTATATCCATTCTTCTTTACCCATTTAACACCATTACTATCTTCCCATTCTTCTCCTTCTTTTCGACTTTGCAATGCCACATTTTCATCATATCCTACTTGAATGAATGGTCTAGTTCCGTCAAGATAATCGCGTACAATGCTTAAATTACTTTTTCCTGATGCTTTTTTCATAAATTTATAACAGCCTTTATTACATATAACATAATATCTATATAAGTTTTTTATATTTTAAATGTTTCGTTAAACACACTCGGTGCAGTATTATATGAACGCTTTGATTCATCCCACGGGTCATTTGTATATTGCCAGTTCCAAAACAAATCATTTGGAGTATTGAATCCAAAAAACTCAAAAACTTGTTTTTGAGTTTTCACAACACTTGGACCGTTCCAATTTTGACCAACTGCAATAAATCCAGCGTCAATATTTTTAACAATATTGCTTTCTCCCAATGTAGCATGTCGGCTTTCAAGCCAATTTAATCTTTCAATTAATTTTTGGTAAAAGCTATTGGCTTGTCCCCATCTAATGCTTGTAAAAAATACAACAGCATCACATTCAAAAAGTTCTTTACTAACTTTCCATAATTCATCATTTTTGTTGTTATAACTACACCAACAACGATGATTTCCCGTAGGATTTTTTTCTTTATCTTTTAATGCCGAGTCTTTTGTACCACAATGATATCCACCAAATTGCTTGTTGCTACTAACATTACCTTCACATGGTAAAATATTTAATTTTGGAATATCAAGATGAATTATTTTATCACTTCCAAGAGTTTCTTTTATTTTTATTGCCAATTGAGTACTTTTTGGTACATCATCTTTGTGTTGTATCCATCTATTACTAGTTGTGAGTAACAATGTTTTTTTCTTAGTTTTTAAATAATCTATTGTTTTTAAATACTTACGCGCATAAACGTCCATATCAATCTCACTTGATGGTAGTTTTGTTTCATTTAGTAGGTCGGACAAATAAATCATATATATAAATATATAGTGTTCCAATAAAAAACCCTGCTAGATTTCTCTAGCAGGGTCTGATTTTTAGGAACTAATTATGCGCCGGGAAATTGAGCACCTGTTGGCAAGATGTTGAAATCAAGAATAATGAATTCAGCAGTCTTTGCTGGTTGCAAGTAGATTTGACCGTAAAGAACATTTCTATCTATCAAGTCTGGTGTATTGTTTTCAGCATCCATTTTTACTTGGAATGCATACAAACCACTACGTTGTTGTACGCTTTCCAAATATGGATTGACAATACTCAAGAAACGATTTCTTGTTGCGGCAACATTTTGTTCGAATACCAAGAACTTGCTTGAACTTGCAATAAATTTCTTCAATGCAATCAACAATCGACGAACGTTGATACGATCCAATGCGCTTGGTTTGATTTGAAGTGTCTTTTGGCCCCATACACAAATTCCTTGACCCGGAAATGCTGCGATTGGGTTAACACGACCTTCATACAACACATCGCGTTCAGCATGTGTTAATCTATCAAGAACTTGAACAGCTTGTGCGATACCACCACGATTCAAACCTGCTGGAGCAAACCATTCGGCACTTGAATTATCATTTGCAGCATAAATTGCTGGCATAATAACACTTGGTGGAACACTGATGATCTTGTTCATATTGGTATCAAGAATCTTGATCCAAGGATAATATGTACCAACATAATTGCTATCAATTGTTGATACGTCATTTACAGCAGCATCAATCATACCAACTGTTTGATTGCTCTTAGGGAAGATAATGTTATCCATGATGTAGAAACAATCTCCGCGAGCTTCGCACATATCAATTACCAATTGGGCAACATAACTATGTTGGCTATGGAAGATACCCGGTGTAGCAATCAAGTTAATATCAAATTCATCTGCATTACCAAGAGCACCTACAACTTGTTTGTAAGCAATACTACCGCCACTATTAATGTTAGTACAATTCAAACCTTGAGTATTACCTGCTGTGATATCACTACCAACATTGATTGGAATTGCTGGGCTTTGACCATCAAATCCGCCTTGGA